ATTGGGTTATTTCCAAGACAAGCCCCAAAGGTGCTACGTCCATTAACGCCTTAAAAGTGTTCTTGCTTGCTGTTATGTCTCTGATGCCATCCCCGTTAATATCGGTGTGGTTCTTGCCTACTAAAATGCAGCCTCTGATGTCAGGGCTTCCCGTTCTTGGGTTTACACTTCCTGCGTAATTGCCATAATGGATGAGAATTAACGAACGCTCAATTACGTCTATAATGTGGAGGTGGTTACCGTACTTTTCAGAGAATCGCGGAATGACCTCGTAGTGACCTTCTGGAATACATGAAACGTTCCTTTTGTTATCCTTCCACGCGAGTTCTAAGGTCTTACATACAAATTCAAGTTCACCCGTATCTTCGTTAAATACCTCCAGGTCGCCTTCTGTCTGCTGCTCAAAATAACGTCTGCAAAGTTTAGCTCTCATCTGGTCTATTCAGTTCTTTTAAGAGTCGTTGTATTTCTTTTTGGTTGTTGTTTATGGTGTCGATATTAAGGCTATCAGAAGATGTGCGCTTCAAGACTTCCTTTTTATCCTGACCTTTAACGCTGACGGTAAAGAGTACGAACAAGATTAAGAGTTTCTTTAGTGTCATCTTTGATATGTTTAATATCCGTTGTTACTTCTGAAAGTGTTATAGAATGTTGTGTTATCAGTTTCTCTTGGGTTTCTATTTTTGCCGTTGATTTAGTTAGTTCTTTTTCAACGGTGGTCAGTCTGTTGTCCATAGCGTAATAAACACCAACAATAGACGCAATAGACACCGCAAACGGAACTAATATCTTAACACCTTTTATCAGTCCTGTTACTGCTTTAGCTTCTTCTTCGGTGTTCATACTCATGGTTTCAAGTGTTCTATAACTGTTATTCCTAATAAGCCGCCCCCAGTTCCAAGTAGGTACAGCACGATTGTTTCATTTGCGCCAAAATGCGGCAATAGGTCAACTAATGACATGACCAAAGCTACCCAACAGAAGCGATTCCCCCAAACTCGTTTAGGGCTTTTCTTACCTGTATGGTCGTTTAACATCATTCTTCGATATAATAGCCCGTTTCATCTTCACCCATCACAAACCAGTAAACGGTGTGTTCCATGTCGCACCCTCTGAACATTGCTTCGGCTGCGTTGTACGCATCGCGTTCTAATTCAGAATCAAAGTAAAGTTTAGTAGTAGCCATAGTAAGCGTTCATTTCAGATTCAATGTAAGTCTGTTGTTCTGTTCCGTTGTTATTAAAGATAATCATGTCACCCGTTGGAGAATCAACATCACACCATTCAAATATCTCCATTACTCCTGAAATCCAGTTGATAATCGCGCCCCAGTCAACATCCTTGATTGTAACGATGCTTTCAATGTTTAGGGTCGCTGTTCCTAATGCGCCCCTTTGCTCTGGAGATATTTCAGCACCGTTAACTTTTGTTGTTGGTGTTCCTGCGCTGTTGTCGGTTGAGGAAGTAGAAGACTCATTATCGTCTGCGATTCCCACCGCAGGGTTAGCATTTCTGGAAACAAGGTAGTAATACCTTCCTGCGTGTGCGCCTCCTAACGGCTTATAGCTTGCGTAAACCGTACCGCCTGACCCTTGCATGAATCCGTAGAATCTTAATGCCTGTGTGGTGCTTACAACGGTAGCAACAGGTTTCCCACCTGAGTCTGTTTGAAGTATCCCCGAAGAAACCAATTTGAATTGATTACCTGCCGTTGTTTGAAAGTCATCGTTTCCGTTTCCGCTTTGGTCATATCTTCGGGTAACTAAACCATCGTTTGCACCCGTCCAAGTTGTAAGAGTGCCATCGGTTATCTCGGCTGCTGTAAAATCTGCCGTAGCATTGTCTGAACTCCTACGGATATTCACAATAGGTAAAGCTGCGTAAGATGTTGATAGTAATCTGTAAGCTGTTGCCTTATTCGGTTCTGTTATCAGACCATCTAAAAGATAACCTGTTGAAGTAACTCCTATTCCATCTATATCGTAACCCGTAGCCGTTGCTTCGTTTGCGCCTCCGTAAACCGTGCAACTTCCAACACATCCAACCGTCCAAGCGTAGGTGTTTGTTCCTTGCGTGACAAGTTCGTAGCCCGATGGAGTAGGTAGCCAAAATCGGTAACTCGTAGGTGTTCCTGAGCTTGTTATAGTTATCGTTACAACGTCCCCGAAGTTAGGCGTAGTATCAGATAGACCAACGGAAACACTTAACCCTGCTGCACCGCAAGTGGTAGCCGTAAACATAAATCCATCAGCCGTTGGAATGTAGTCTGCCAATACTGTGGTTGTTCCGTCACTATCCAACATCTTCGCCTGACCTAATGTCAAAGTTCCCTCTGCCTCAACCGTGTCTGACCAGGTAGGGGTTGCATTATTTCTTACCGTAGCATCTGCAACAACGGACGGATTGGCTGCCGTTCCAACGTCCGAACCTGCACTATCATGTATTTGTTGGTCGTGTGTTCCTTCTGCAACCGTTTCGTCTGAAATATCAACACCATTTACTTCGTTTGTTGTATTCGACACAATGGATGGGTTGGCTGCCGTTCCAATTGTGTTGTTGGCTGTATCTTTTATCAATTGGTTGTTTGTGCTACCGCTTGCCGCTGTACCTATTGTTGTCCCGTTTATCTGCTCGGTAACAGGGTCGCAAGCACCACATAAAGCATCTGTAAGACAAGTGAGTTGAGCCGATGTTAACCGCGCCCGTACATCAGCATCGCAGAAATCATATAAAGTAATACCGTCAACATCTGGTGAAATAGCCGCGCCCGTTTCGGGAATCTGACATTTATTCCAATCAAAAAACTGCTTTATCTGAATGACTACCGAGTGACCTGCTACGCGGTCATTCCATACCTCTGTGAATGGTTCTAAAATAGCGGAAGGTTCGACCACGTACTCCTGGTCGTGTTGTTGCATGAAATAAGCAAGAAAATCCAGTACAATAAGTTGTGAATCACTTAGAACTTCCTGCTCGTGTCCGTCTGTGTCTTCGCCTTCTTCGCCTGTTATTACCCTATCGGCTACTATTAATCGGATGTCATGGGTAAGGTACTTGTCATCAATTCCCGATGTTTCGTGGAATATCCACAATAACGGGTAGTATCTTTCTTCAGCTTGAAGTTCCGCTATTGTTCCGACCCCTACGCTTTGAATCTGATGGTGAGCCGTTCCAAGATCGGTTATTTGCTCTATTATTTGGTTTAGCGTTTTCAAGGTAACGTCTTAGTTTTTCTTCGTTCGTCTTATTTGCTCTGCTCATCCGTATTTGTCGTTACAACAGTCCCGACCATTTCCAAGATAGAAGCTCGTTACGTAGTTGTCCTTGCTTGGATGTATCACATCACTACCCGAATCGGGGTTTTGATACTCATCAAATAAATCGGAGTTCTCGCATAAGTAATCTATCATTCTCTGTCGGTAGAATGCTGCTTTATTTCGTTCATCTTCGACAAGTCTGTCAACTGCCGTGTATGGTGCGGGTGCTGATTGCTCGCTGTCTTGTATCTGTAACCCTTTGTTGGTTATTTTGTAGTGAGCCATAGGTAGGCATTCACCTACTACATAATGCTTTAAACATACCTGCACGTAATCATCTACCAACGTCTTATAGTCACCGCTTAATGTGTCGGCTTCAATCTCGTCTTTTATCTTATTATATAAAGTTGAACCTAAAGCTATCTGTATTTCAGAATCTTGCACCCACAAAATAGCTTCACGGATATACTTAACATCAACGTTTTTACTTACTTGGGTGTTATCCTTTAGAAATGTCTCTGATATGAATAATACTGAACTCATTTTAGACCGCTTGGAGTGGTTGCTTGTTTATCCTTCTTAGGGTTGACTACTATCTGTTCCCATGTGTGTCGGCAATATGGTGTGGTTATTCCTGTACCTGCATCTCGCTCTCCGCGTGTCCACCAACCGCCCATCCTCTGCCATACGTTCCTATTTACCTGCATTCCTATTTGTTGTATCTGGTCAGACTTCCAATACTTACCTTCTGAAGCGGCTAACATCTTACTACAAAAATCCCTTGTAGTGGGTATTTTATCAGCACCTGACGCTTCTGCTCGTTTGGTGTATCGGTAACCTATCTCCAAAGCAACGTCCAAAGGTTCAGCCGTTTCAAGTGCGTTCGTTCCTTTCCTTGTCACCTCTGTTACTTTCTGAGTTGAATCTATTACCTTGTCAACCGCAACGTTTAGATAATCCAATGCTGCTAAGTTTCTGACCGCTTGTAGTACTTTGTCGGCTGTTGTTTCCATCTGTAAAGCTATCGCCTCCCAAGATAGGGTAGGGTCTTTCTTTAACAGGTCAAGCACCGCCATATCAAAAGACTCTGAGCCAAACCCGAACCGCCTTATTATATCTTCGGAAACTTCTACCGCTTTGTCAGAAGAAAAGTCAACCTGTCGCCTCCATATTATAGAGTCATCATTGACAGATTCACCGCAAGCAGCGAAAGCCTCTGTTACTCTGAACTCTGAATTATCGTCCTCGCTTTCCTTTGCCATTGCTTCGGCTTTTGGGAGTGGCTCAAGTCCGATTTCTTCGCGTATCTCGTCCGTTGTCATTACGGAAACTTTAGTCTGTTCTGAGAACTCTACGCCTATTGGCTCGGTGTCCATAATATCCAAACGACCTACAAAGCCTTGAATCTCAGCGAGTCCATTAAACACCGCTAACACTTGTTCCTGTCGGTTGTTTACGTAGGTATTCTGAAATAACTCGTAAGCGTCCCTTAATTGGTTACGGGTTGAAAAGATACCTTCCTCTTTTACTCCGAATAGCTCGCCCGATGTAACTCTATGACCCGTAAAGATGTTCTGTTGTGTGGTCTTTTCTAAGATTTGGTAACGGTCTGCGAAATCATTACCATCTAAGTTGATGACTTCTGCGCCTTGTTCTTTTGAATCGTTGAAATTCAGGATAAACGAGTTAGCGTTATCCGTACCCGTGAATTTATCTTCTAACTTTCGTTCAATTACACCCTGTTCTTCTTGTGATGGTTGACCGTTAAAGAAATTGATCATCTTCCCTGCTTGGAAGTTGTTCTTTATAGCGTTCAGTTGGTAGTTTGCTATCTCTCTATCAACCTCAATGTACGGAATACAACCTAAATATCCAGGAAGTGGGTAAGCCTGAGCCATTGGGTGATAAGCCTTTACATAAAGTAGCTGCTTTCCCTTTGGTCTGTTGTAGTCGAAAGCGTCTATTACTTCAACGGTTGGTTGTCCCTTACTCCAATCATCAGAATAGAAGTAAAAGTCCCCATCCTTTGACTTTCGGTACTGCTTAAACTCCGCATGGTGTATAGCGGCTATCTTTTCGTTCGTTTGGTTGTAGATAATCTCTAATGCGAACCCGTTATAGATTTCAAAGTCTAAGACACATTTTGCTAATATCTCGTTTAGTGATTCGTCACGGTTAGGACTACTGACAAACTCGTTCAGGATAGCTACGTTCTCCATATTTAAGCCACTCTCATCAATTCTAAATCCATTTCCATAGATGTAGTCAGTCTTACCATTGATAATGGCGTGATGCTTCGCTGATGAGTTATAGAGGTTCAACAGATAGTCAGGATAGCGGTTTCTGTAATCTCCTTTCGCCCCGTAGATTACCCACTTTTTCGAGCGTTCTTCTTTGAACTCTGGTACTTTGTGGTCGCTTAATTTTATTACAAAAGTTTTATCCATTATACACCACGTAGTTAGGGTTATAATCGTATTCCGTTGGGTCGGTGGTTGTACCTGTTACGATACACATACCACTTTCTAAAGCTGTCAGTCCCGTAGGGTCGATGTTCGTAGAGCTTGAATTGGCGTAAATCGTGTATTTAACTTCGCCCGTGTCTAATTCTACTTCACCATCAGCAGGCGTTGGACTTGCTTGCTCGGTTATCTCAAATTGATTGTATCTATCTTGAAAGGCTGATGTATCTTGCTGAACGCAATAAGACTTCGCTAACGTGGTCAAGTGTTGAAACTCAAACAGGTAGTTAGATGCAGTTCCCTTTTCCGTAGTGGTTACGGTCACCGCGTTAGCCGTTGCCTTCGTTAAGCGTATCATACAAGGGCTACAAAGTACTCTAAGTCACACGCTGCGGTGTCTGCCATTGCGCTAACATTATCAGCCTCTACAAACGCGCTAAAAGCACCACCAGAAGCGTCTATCTGTAAGTCGTCATTACCTGCCATCCATGTTTTTCCAGGTTCTAACTTTACGAAGAAAGTGTCCGCACCCGTCTTTGAGAATCCCAACACTATAAAGTTAGTATCGTCTAAGTTGGTAATTCGGATGTACTTAACCGATGTACGAATAAAAGAACCTTGAGCATTGACAGACCCGAAGCCGATAATATCCGCTACTGATGTCCCGATGTTAACAATGTTTCGAGCCGTTTGAGTAACGCTTGATACTGTCAAAGTATGCGAGCCGCCTTGATTCTGACCGTTGAGCGTAACCGCTTCTGTTACTGTTACCGTTAAATCTGCTGCTGTTATTGTAGTTGCCATAGTTTAGTCTTATAACCGTAAATATAAAATGCGTGGTTTTGTTTCAAACCAAAAAAAAGAGGGTAGCCGTGAAGCCACCCCCTAAAAAGAAAGAGAACGAAATATTCTTAGTTAGTTATCCCTGACAAGTCACCGCTTGAAACGTTTACCATTGGGTCTGCTTCCATTCCTGTGAAGGTCATTGTATAGCCGTTAAGGTCTGCTGCTGCTACTCCTGAACCTCCTACCCCTGCGGATAAGTCGAGTCCGTTAGTTTGTCCTATCGCCCAATAGGTCGGTGTTGCTTCGCGTGTTTCAACGATTGCTACCACTCTATTCTTTGCGAGTAGTTGCATTTCGTTACGTTTAGCTACATCCAACTTTGAAAGGATGAAAGTAATAGCAGGAACATAGTATAAAGTACCTCTGTTGCTTCCTGGTGTCGGGTCATCGTTAAAAGATGATTCCTCCTTATCCAGTTCGTACTTGTAGAACACCGTTGAAGGTGCGCCAAACGTTACCGCGCCTGTTGAGTAGGAAGGTGTTAAACTTTCCCAATCTGACAAACTCGCAAAGCGTACAGACTTAATACCACCAATCGCATCCTTGCAATCTAAGCTAAATCCTGTTGTTAATGCACAAGCCATTTAATAGTGGTTTTAAGTTGTTTATATTACTACTGCTACGATCTCAGCAGGGAATGCTACCTGTGTGGCTACCTTGAACTCAAGTGCCAATTTCACAAGTCTATCGTCTTTGCTGTACCAAACTTCAAACGCCTCGAAGTCAGATTCAGCATCTACACCGATGAACATATTTGAAGGCTTACCGAAGTACGCTTTCTCAAGTCCGTTCAATCCTTGTACGGGTACAATCTTCATATTGTAACCTGGAAAGGTCAAGCCGATACTTTGGTCTGCGTCTGGTTCTCCATTCGCGCCTGAATTGATCTGAACCCCGTTAGTGCTTCCACCGTTCACAAGTCCTTGATAAATCCAAGAATAAGTGTCATAACCTACGAACAAGATTCCTGCTTCACCTTCGGAAAGTCCGTTGCTTGAAGCTGTTCTGTAAATACGCTCTACAAGTTCCGTTGCTGCTGCTTCGGTGTAAAGGGTAGTTAATGGTGTTCCACCTGTGTTAGCGTCTGTATAACTTGCTCCAATGGTATCAATGAATCCATTATAGAACTGGTTGTTACCTGTTCCTGTGGATGTGTCACCCTGCCATATTGCTATGTCGTTAGCTGCACCGATCTTATCAGCGTAATCGTCCATGATTGCGCCCCATACGTCCGCAGGTTCTACGCTTTCAGAGTGTGCGCCTGCTTTCATATCCTGAACCATGTAATAAGGCTCAAGGTCTTTAGGACACCAAGCGTCATTAACTTTCATCTTTCCAGGAGATAGTGTTCTCTGAGAAATGGTTGTTCCACCTGAAGCGTTGAATCCGCAGCTATCAGTCTGAAAGAAGATAGTCTGTGAAAGTTGTGGTAGCTTTTGGTCGCCCTTTACATTCGGGACAACTGTAACTAAATCCATCATCTTTGCGCCTAATACAGCCGCCCGTGTTAATGGAAAGTTATTTTCTTCTACGTAAGTGGTAAGACCTGAAAGTCCACCTGTAAATCCTGATGCCATGCTATTTTTTCTTTAAGAGTTTAGAGAAGTCTACTTTTGAGGCTTCTTGTTTAAATGGGTTTCTATGTGTTTTCTTTGGTTGCTCTACTGGAGTAGCTTCAAACTTTTCAAGCATCTTAACCGTAAGCTCAAAGGCTTCTTTTAGTTGCGTGTTCTCAGCTTTCAATGTTTCGATTTCTTCAACTTTAGCAAACTTCAATCGATCAATCTTTTCGGTGATTGCCACGTTTAGCTTGTTTATCAGTTGCTCTTGTAGTTTCTCAATATCAAAAGCAGGGGCTTCAGCTACTTCCTCAACTACCTCGCTCATTTCTTCCTCTTGTTCACCTTCAACCGCTTGTACTTCTACAATGATTCCACCTTCAACACTCAATAGAGTGCCATCCTCTAACTCTACTTGACTATCTGCTACGGCTACCAATTGACCATCTTCACCGATAACTTCAACCGATGCACCTACTTCAACTCCTGGTTCGATTCTTAAAAGTGTACCATCAACGGCTTTTACGTCTTCGGCTTTCACTTCTGTTTGCTCATCTTCAAACTTCAACAGCTTTTTGATTGCAGGAAGGTTGTCTGTTACTATCTTTTTAATGTCCATAGTTTGGTCTTTATATCCGTAAATATTAATTCTTGTCTTTTGTTTCAAATATTTTCTTCGGACAGCACCCGTATCACTTCATTGAGTAGCTTTTCGTCTACGTCCTGTTGTGCTTTATCTACGAAGATTCCTTCAATTGAGAACCCTCTAAAAGTTCCGTCCTTTACTTTTTCCCACACTTCGTCGTTATCAATTTTGAAACTCCCAAACCATGAACCGTTGGGTAGTTTATCGAATCCTTCGGGTGTTCTTTTGCGTTCGTCAATTATAAACGACTCAAACATGTACACCCCGTCAACTTCGGTTTCGTGCATCAAGTTAACCGCGTCACTTGGTTGGGTCTTAAAGAACTTATGGACTATTTTCTCAATTGTGTCAGGGTCGAACTTCACATAGAACGCCTGACCGTTTTCATCTTCGCGATAAATTGGAAGGTTTGCCACCATGACCGCGCCCGATACTACGCGCTTTTCCTTGTCTTGAATCTTGAAGCGTTGGGTCTGTTTTCCAAATGCCATCCATTCGCGTTCTATTGCAGGGGTGTCCACAAGTGCGATAAATTCTACACCCGTTTCAGATTCCTCGTCTATCGTTAGGCTTATAAGTGGTAGTTTCATATCAGTAAATATTAAATTGTTCTTTTTGTTCAACCATCTGTACCAAAGGTTGCCTGTCCTTCTATTTGGTTAACGTTCTCTTGGCTTCCTGTTATTCCCGTTTCAACAACGAACGCCTGAATAGGTGCAAGTTCTGCTTGCTCTGTATTTCCTAACTCTGTCGTGTTGGTGGAAACAGGACTAAATGAAGGCGCGGAAGCGGTTACATTTGAAACATTTGGAACGCTTGCAGATGGTCCAGGTATATTTGCAGTATTAAGTATTGCCGTTGCTTGCCCTACCCCCGAAATAACCGCAGCAATTCCCGCAGCGATTCCCGCAATCATCTCATAAACGTTTGTCGATTTAGCAGCGGCAGAAATTGCCCCTGAAATACCCGTAGCTGTATCAATAGCAATTTGAGCAACCGCCAATACTTTAGACGCTACTAAACCCGCCTGACCTTGTTCGGCTATCAATTGACCTATTGCCCCTAACGCGCTACCCACTTCTGTTGCAGCTTTGATTCTTACGTTTGAAGTCTTTTCTTCTATCGCTATCTTTTCTGCTGCCGCTTTCTCTTCTTTTTCTAAATCCTCTTTTCTAAATTTATCTTTTAGGTCGGCTAAAGCGTTAACCCTTGCGGCTTCTATCTCTACATCTGTTTCACCTGCTAACCTTGCTTTTTCTGCGAGTGCCTCATAATAAATATCTAAATCCTCCAGTTCTTTTTCTCTACCTGACAATGCCGCAGATCTCAATTCCTGTTGAATATCAAATAGTTCTTTTTCAAGTGCCGCTTGATTTGTTTTCTGTTCGCTTTCTTGTCCTGCTATCCTTTCACGTAGGTCAGCAAGTTCACCTTCCGCTATTGCTACGGCTGCGAGCCGTTCAGTATTCGCGCCTAATTGGTCGCGTTCTTTTATCGCTAACTCTAACCGCTTCTTTGCTGTTACTTCCTCAACCTTTATCTGGTCGTTTAGAATCTCACCTAACTTATTATTTGCTTCTATCCGTTCGTCAAGCGTTAGCCTGATGTCATCCCTTCGCTGCCTTTGAAGTTCCGCTTCCCGTTGGTAGGTCATTTGGATTTTCTTCTGACTTGCCTCCAAAAGTGTAACCTCGTTTCTTAAAGCTGTTAACGCGCCTGCTTGGTCAATAGCCGCAACCGTTCCTTCTTTGACCTCAGTTGCAAAATCTTTAATCGTTTCTACAATTGCTTCCTGTTGTCCTTCATCAAGTCCCGTTCCTATCTGTATAAGTGCAGACCCGAAATCTTTAGCACCTTCTTCTGCTGCGTCCCAATCAAATTTGAAAGCGGATTCTATTACTTTACCTGCCGCCTGTACAGCTAAAATAAAACCATCTAACCTGTTTACTATATTTTCTTTAATAGCTTCCCATAAATCTCCCACCGCTTTCTTGGGGTCTTCAAAAGCTGATTTCATCGCTTCACCTATTGGCTCAACGGCTGTGAATAGTTTATTAAGTACGATTTCAAAAGCAAGTGAAGCGGTAGAAAGCGCGTCCATTATCTTCTGATTCTTTGCGAGGATGTCCTTCATAAAAGAGAACGCCGCCAAAGCAACCCCGACCACTCCTAACGCTTTAATAAGACCACCTATTGATTGCCCTAAACCTTTGGTACTTTGTTCAGCAGCTTTAAAACCGCCTTTCATTTCTGTGGAGGTTTTCTCCGTGGCTTTTCCTAAGTCCTCAATTGAATCTTTGGTTTCATCAACGTTCTTCGATACGTCTGAAGTATCGACCTCTACTTTAAATGCTACTTTTTTAGTTGCCATCTTAATTGTCTACTATATGTCATCGTATGTGAGCGTTTGTACCATCAGCGTAAAAATCAACCGCTTCATATTGCTTACCTATTACAATGGATGCAACACCATCTATAAAGCCACTCGCAGAAGTTACGGTTACCGCGTTTGTGCTGCTGTCTGTTTTCTTAACGTTTATCCAATGGTTGTCGGTCATGGTCATGGTTATAGTTACCGCACCACCAGAAGCATCTACCAAAACCATCTCCCTATTGTTCGGGGTGTAGTCTGCTGTTTTGCGTACCTCTACCCAATTGTCTACGGTCTGACCGTCTATAATGGTGGTATTGCTTTCGTACACCTCAAACCCGTCTGAGTTGATTATGGTTACATCTGAAACACC